ACAGTATTGCCCGGTACCACTCGCCGCAAGTTTTTTCCACTGCTGGATTCACAGCATCAGTTCCTGTATAACCCTTATCTAATTGCCATGGGCTCAGTGAAATGGGACATGGTCAATCCAGAAATGATCATGTTAGGTACCGAAGATGGCAATCTAACCGGAGTTGCTGGTGAACTGCGAGACTTGTATGAAACAATCATGCAGAATAATCCACGCTACGAAGTTGGCACATGGGATGAGTGCGAAGCCATCAAGATTTTCTATAACACATTTATTAGCGCCAAGGTTGGGCTTGTCAACATGATTCAAGACTTTGCCATGCGGATTGGTCACATCAATGTCGATGTGGTCACAAATGCTCTGGCACGATCAACCATGCGCATCATGGGTCCTAAATATATGACTGCCGGCATGGGTGATGCCGGTGCTTGTCACCCCCGTGATAATATTGCACTACGTTGGTTGGCTGAAGAATACAACATTGGTTACGACCTGTTTGACACAGTCATGCATGCTCGCGAAATCCAAGCAAAGAACTTGGCCTTGTTCTTGGTCGAGCAAGCCAAGAAAAACAAGTTACCCATTGTGATCCACGGCAAGGCCTACAAGCCCGACGTTGAATACTGCATAGGTAGTTACAGCACCTTGATCGGATTCTATGTAGCCGAAGCCGGTCATCGTTGTTATTATGTGGATCCCTTGGCTGATGATACAACCGATGTGGTCAATGATTTTGATCAACCAGCAGTGTTTTTATGGGCACACAATCGTAAAATCACTTACGAGTATACCGGCAACACACCTGACACACAACCATACTGCCAAATTCAACCTGGTAGTATCATAGTTGATCCGTGGCGCAAATTACCTGTTGACATGCCGGGTATATCTGTTGTACACTACGGTAATACCAGACTATAAGGAATCCAATGGGCCTATTTGACCGTTTTTTCAAAAAGAAAAAACTTGAAACCAAGGCCGAGCCACGGCCTAAAAAATCAGAAAAAACTGCCAAAGAATTAGCCACCGAACGCAGCGAGCCTTATGTGGCCATACTCAGCATGGAGATAGACCCCAACAACATCCAACAAGGTAGCTTTGAGTTGGACTGGAATGAAAAGTTTGTAGCTAATCTTGTTCGTGCAGGCTATCAGATGGATGCCAAAGACACCGACTCCGATATAGTGGACCGTTGGTTTACCACGGTGTGCCGCAATATTGTGTTGGAAACCTATGAGCAATACGAAGCCATGACTCCAGAACGTGACCGCGTGGTCAAGACCAGAGATATCGGAGATGGTCGCAGTGAAGTGTCATGATACTGTATGTCAATGGTGATAGCAACTCTGCGAATCGCGCCGACGGCAAATTTTGGACTGAAAAACTACAAAATTATTTAAATTGCGACACCATTAATCAGGCGTCCAGTGGTGGAAGCAATCCTAGAATTTTAAGAACCACATATGAATTTTTTAGAAACCATGCAGACACTGCATGCGACTTCTTTGTTGTAATTGGTTGGACTAGTTGGGAAAGAGAGGAATGGTTTTTCCAAGATCAATTTTATCAGGTAAATGCCAGCGGGCTAGACACAGTTCCAGAGGAATTAAAAACCAGATACACGAATTGGATAGCTGACAAAGAAGCCATCTGTCAGATCAACAAATCAAGACAACTACACAAAGAAATTATTGATCTCCATCTTATGCTTGAAACCTTAAATGTAAAACATTTATTTTTTAATGCATTGATGCCATTTCAACACGAAGTTCTTTCTAATTCAGAATTGAGATTTGATTGGAAACATAATTTTATTGGGCCTTATGAAAATGATCTAAGCTATTATTGGTTTCTCAAAAAACAAGGATACATTGCAGATAATAATTATCATCATACAGAACTTGCACAACTTTGCTGGGCTGAGTTTTTGATCGAATATATCAATAAACACAACATCATATGATATTATTTGTCAACGGAGACAGTCACACCGCCGCAGCCGAAGCAGTAGTTCCACATGCGTTCGCCGAAGACGACTCGGCATTTTTTTATCTAGGTCGAGCTCCACACCCAGAAAATCTTGCTGTGAGTTGGGGCAAACAACTTAGTCTTGCTTTACGAGCAGGACTGCGGTGTGATGCAGAAAGTGCCAGCTCCAACTCCAGAATCATACGCACCACACGAGACTGGTTGGCTGGCGGTGGTCTGCAACATTCAGATCAGTTGGTCGTCATACAGTGGAGCACCTGGGAGCGCGAAGAGTGGTTGTACGATGGCATTTATTATCAAGTGGGTGCAAGTGGTACCGACAGTGTGCCCGCTGAAGCCGCAGAAAGATATCGCAATTATATTGTTGGCATTGATTGGCAACAAAAAACTCAAGACGCACACCAAGAAATTTGGGAATTCCATCAAGAATTGACTGCTCAAAACATACGTCACGTTTTTTTCAATGGCAACAACGATTTTAGTAAAATCCAAAATCAAAAAGATTGGGGTACCAACTACATTGGACCTTATGATGCTGACATGACCTATGATGCCTGTATTCGATCCAAAGGAATACAAACAGTCATGCCCGGTTCTTGGCATTTTGGACCAGAGGGACACAATGCATTTTTCCGTTTTATTTTAGATTACATAATCAAACACAAATTCGTTTGACTTTGATACTAGATCATGCTATACTCATAGTATGAAATATGTCCTAATTGATACAGCCAACATGTTCTTCCGGGCTAGACACGGTGCTTTTAGAGCCAGTGATACCTGGGAAAAAGTGGGCTTTGCCCTGCACGTCACACTCATGGCGGCCAACAAGATGGCCCGGCGTTTTGAAGCCGATCACATGGTATTTGCCCTGGAAGGTAGGTCGTGGCGCAAAGACCTGTACAAACCCTACAAAAACAATCGTGCTGTAGCTAGGCAAGCCCTGACAGAAGCAGAACAAGAAGAAGACAAAATGTTCTGGGAAACCTATGATAATCTGACTAAATACTTGAGTGAGAAAACCAACTGTAGCGTGATTCGTTGTGCTATAGCCGAAGGCGACGATATCATAGCTCGTTGGATCGCACTACATCCCCAAGACGAACATGTCATAGTCAGCAGTGACACTGATTTTGTTCAACTGGTAGCACCCAATGTCCAGCAGTACAATGGAATCACCGACGAACTAATCACTATAGAAGGAATTTTCGATGCCAAAGGCAAAGCGGTTATCGACAAGAAAACTAAAGAACCTAAGTCAACGCCGAACCCCCAATGGCTACTCTTTGAAAAGTGTATGCGAGGAGATAGCTCGGATAACGTCTTCTCAGCGTATCCCGGTGTCAGAACAAAGGGCACTAAGAACAAGGTTGGACTCCAGGAAGCGTTTGCGGACAAAGACAAAAAAGGCTACAACTGGAACAACATGATGTTGCAACGCTGGTCAGATCCCGACGGTGCGGAACATCGTGTGCTGGATGACTATGAACGCAACAGGACCTTGATTGACTTGACGGCACAACCTGAAGAAATCAAGGCTGTAGTGGATGCGGCCATACGTGAACAGATTAGCCACAAGGATGTGGGTCAGGTGGGTGTGAGATTCATGCAGTTCTGTGGCAAGTATGAACTGAACAAATGTTCGGAATCAGCCGACAGCTTTGGTCGTTGGATGAATGAAACCTACAAAGGAGTATTGAATGCTAGTAGCTAAACCCGTGATAGACAAACAGTTCTGGATCTTGCAAGAAAACAATCGCAAGGTCGGCAATGTGGAGGCCTGTGCCGGTGGCTACCAGGTACGGCTCAATAATCAAGTGGCGCAATTTAAAACTATCAAGATGGCAGCTCAACGAATCAACATACAGTTTGAACCTGCAATACGCACTACCAAACCCAAGGCCACCATGGATCAGGTGCATGGATATCCCATCAGTGGTCGAGTTTACAATCCCATGTGGGATGTCACTCAGCAGTTGCCAGTGTACACCAAGACAGCCAAGAGCAAATCATGGTTTGCCGCTGGATGGTATCGTGTGCGCCGAGGTCGTACGTGGACCACGATGTTGGCACCCAAGCTCATAGTTTTACAACGCTATGCTCACGCAGGACCATTCTTGACCCAGGAGGCAGCCGATGACCATGCACTTACAGAAATTCGTTGATCGTGTGCGTGGTCACGAAGCCCGTGGAGCCAGAGACTTTGTGATGACCATGAACGAAGCCAAGGATCTGCATGCCGACATTACGCGACTGTTGCTCAGTCTACAGACCCTACAAGAACAGGCAACAAAAACCAACAACAGTGAAGTAGTACAGGTCCAAATAGGTGGCGGCCAGTTCTAAAATATACCTATATTTTGGCATAAATAAATGTAGGAGTTTATTGATGAGCCGACCCAAACCCACAGTATTGATTGAAGTAACAAACAAGAGCACCTACAAGACTGAACAAGTGTTGGCCAGTGAAGGTGTATGGGCTGTGTTCTATGATGCCAAACCCATCAATCTCAAAACATCCAATCTCCTGGTGCAGTATCCCGGACCCAAATACAAAAAGGTCAGTTTCTCAAATCCCGGGCATGCCAGAAACCTAGCCAAGAAACTCAACACACAATTCAAGACCGATAGGTTCACGGTGGTGTTGCTTCAGGCCGGCGACCAGGTATATCCGTGAAGTGCGAGACAAAAGAAAACTCACTGAGGAGTTGGTAAAGCAACTGGATCCCGACCTGGGAATCACAGTCAAACGAGCCATGCACACCTGGTGGTTCAACATAAGAAAAAACGGCGGCATGAGATTGACTGGACCCGGTTACACGGTGTTTACAGAACAATTGGATCTAGCACGCTACGAGTGGCCAATCCTGGATCCACACCAATTCAATCAACACTTGATTCTGGCCTTGGATAGAAAAATCCAGATGCCTTACTACATTTCAGCCACCAAAGGCATACCTAAAAAAATTGTGTTTTTTGGATCCAAAGAAGCTGTCATGGTCAACTTGTATGGAAATCTCGAACAATTTCTTGACAACTACCAGCCTTGATGCTATACTGTAGATCAGGGCCTTTAGCTCAGTTGGTCAGAGCAAGCGACTCATAATCGCTGGGTCGTTGGTTCAAGTCCAACAAGGCCCACCATGCACAAGGTAAATATCATGACCGTGGAACAGCATAAAAAAACACCAGTGGAAAGCTACTACTACTCAGAAGACGAGTGGAAAAGATTGGGTTGTGGCCCGTTGCCACCCGAACGCAATCGTGCTCGTCGACTTGAAAATATGGTTGCAAAAGGCAATCCTGCCATTGACGGCAAAAACGTAAAAAGGTACAATTAACATGTGGTTGATATTTTTTGCCTTGTTGGCCATGATCATGTGTTATGGCATCATGTGGGTCAACGAACATCAGGATGAACAATGAAATGAATCAAGATTATAGTTTTGCCATTGGTGTAGTTGTGGTAGCTGTTGTGTTTTTGTTGATTTTGTAGTTTCCAATTTTGATCAAAATTGGTGGTAGGACGGATCTAGTTGACACATAAATAGGTGTGTCGTATAATATTAAAGAATTGTAGTTTAATGCCTTGACAGAAAGGTGTTGCGGACTCGGGGGCAGTGCCCGAATGGTCCACCATAAGAGCATACTGTGTTTTTATGATGGGCCATACACAGTTTCGACGTGGCAACAAGTATGAACAGGATCTACACAGTAGGCGATGACTGTAAATCAAGCACCTTTATTAAATGCAAACGCATCTAATGACGAGGTTTTTGCCTTAGCGGCATGATCTCCGGGGCAACTATGCCTTGTTACCCAAACTAGTTCAGAAAAGCCTGGGAAAACCAGGCTTTTTTGTTGGCCATCAATCAAGCCCACTAAATAATATACTGTTGGGTGTTCACCCAGCATTCTTTATAAAGGAAATTTCAAGCATGAAAAAACTATTAGCAACTTTGGTGTTGTCTCTTGGTGTGACTACCTTGGCTCAGGCGCAAAGTTCTGTTGCCATTTATGGTATCATGGACATGGGATTGCTCGGCAAGACTCTCAAAGGCACACCAGCCACAGCAACAAATACCAGCACGACTGAACAATTTGGTCAGAATGGTCAAACTCTCAACCGACTTGGTTTTCGTGGCAACGAAGACTTAGGTGGCGGAACTTCGGCATTTTTTGTGCTGGAGACTGGTCTTACCCCATCTAGTTCCAGCATGAGTGGCATGAACAATCGTCAGAGCTTTATTGGTCTAGCTCAGAAAGGTCTTGGTCGTGTGGCACTTGGCACACAGTACACTCCAATCTTCAATGCGGTAAGAGCAACCGATCCAGGCGAACTCAACAATGTAATTGGTAGCGTAATTTATCAAGCCAACGGTCCCACAGGCGGTCAACAGAGTCCGGATGCGGCCTTTACACTGCGTTTCAACAATGCCTTGACAGTGAGCACCGAACGTTTCAAAGGTTTCTCAGCCAATGCTGCCTTGAGCATAAACA